GAAGGCCGCGAGAGATCGAGCAAGGTTCCATGCTTGATGTGGCAGTGTTGGCATGTGCCCGCACGCACAGAATATCGGCTGCCTGTCAGCGCGAAACCTCTGGCCGGTGTGCTTGCACTTCAGCCGCCCGTCTGGCATCTCGATAATACACGATGAGGTGTCTGGATGGAACATAATTACACTGTCTGTATAGTCAGCTCCACGTATGCGGCGTAGGATGGACACGCATTCACACAGTTACCTGCGCCGCACAAACATACACTCCATGACGAGTTATAAGGCATCACCAATCCGTCCGCAGTACAGTCAGACGGAAGGGCTGACAACGGTGATGGTGCGTAAGACGCATATTGATCAGCGACTGGTCTGCATATTTGAGCAAACACGAGCCGAGCGCCATTGATAGCCACATGGACACTAAGTCCGTCACCTGCGGATTTTGAAAACACACACGCCCAGCCAAAGAAGCCTCCCAGATCTTGGTAAGTTGCGGTATCAAGTGCATACGTTCCAGCCGATGCTTCACACGTATCACTAGGAATATACAATTGAGCAGCAATCGGGTCAGGGCAATTATTGCAGTCAAGCGCGCAACACGGGCAACCAGGATTGTGTTTTCTCTGCATGATTCAGTACTTACTAACACGGTTCGCCGCTAACATATCGAGTTCCGCAGATAGTCAGACTAGTGATCACGTAGGTCGAACCTGTTACAGTGTCCGGATAAAGGTTGAATACGCGGATTTGCTCGTCAGTTTCGATTAGCGTTTTTTCTTCGCCGTCAGACGACTCTATGCACCGACTGCACAACTCCGAATAGATCGTTGTGCCTGACCTAGCCGCGATCCCGCCAGCGGGCGTTTTTACAATGATGTCTTCGCCGACTGCTGGATCAGACGGGAGCCACTTGCCCGTAATGTCAAAGGCAGTCCCCTCAGCCTGGCGCGTCCTATCGATAATCCGCCTGGCCGTATCCTTACCAAGTGCTACCCCGCGAGATCGTGCCATTAGCTTCCCGCTTCTTCAATCTCAATCTGTACAATTAGCCCCTGTCCTTGCGTACCAGTAGATCCAGACACCGCCACGACAACCAGCAGCGTGTCGCCGTCGTCAATCGTGGCCGTGCTGATCGTGCCAGACTCCTGTTCGTAATCTGATTGCGTCGATGAGTAACTGATGGTCCCCGACAATACGGTAGCCGCTGCCGCGCTCACATCGGCCTTGTGAACATCAACAGTAAACGCTAGGTCACCCCCGCTCGGTGCATCTGGACACACAACGGTAACCGCTTTTAGTGTTGCGCCGTTTGTCTTGGTGCAGGTATAGACAGGCACACCGTCGCCGCTGGTCGCCGCCACGTTGGTGCCGTCCGCAACACGGTATTCGACCTGTACACGATTGATCAGTTTGGATGCGGCAATAGCAGCGCTAGCTGACACCATAGAATTGTCAAGCGTGCCAGACGCACCAGGGGCAAGTCGCAGCGTCTCAAACGTCAGGTCTTCGACAAACGACAATCCATCTTTTGCTGTAAAAATATAGCCCACGTTACACTCCTACCATTGGATATTGATGTCTGGCAGTTCTAACGGCGCCCAGGGTTCCGCGTCTTTGACCGTCCACTCCGTAAAAACCCACGGCTGTCCATGCGCAAGAGGTTGGCCATTGCCATCCAGCGGCACTGGATCGATCACGCGGTTGTAGTTGGCGTCTTCGATTGGTTTAACCCCGACAGCCGCGCCAGCAGTACCGCCCGATGGCGCGTTACCCTGTGCGTCCACAGTCTTATTCTTGCCAGTGTCTGCGATGCTTCTCTTCCAGCCGTTTGGATCCCAGTGTATCTCCGTGCGCAGCTCCCAATACGTTCCAATTTCGTCCACCTGTCGCGTGCCGTTCGGTGGCCCGACCATCAACAACGTCCCCGGCTCCTGGTCCCATATCTCGTCGGCGTTGGTTGTGTCTTCGTACGTGGCCCAGAAATCCATATCGTAATTACGCACCCAACTCGTTACCTCTATCGCCTTGCGGTAATACACATCCTCTGGACGTGGAATGTAGAACTCGCCCGCGGAATTAACGATGGGTTCATCATTTATGTCTCGCTCGATCACCTCGACGACAGGGATGCCCCAAATTCTGATATTCGGCAGGCGATACGTTATATCTACCGTGCCAGTCGGCCATTGCCCTGAATCGGTATTCGCACGCCAAACGGTGTACTCAACACGTACGTGCCAGAGCAGAGGATATCTTGCATCGCGATCGGGTATTATCCGCGTGACAATCGACCCGTAATCTGTATCGTTGCCTTTGGCGAAATGCGTGAACGGTGATGGGATCGCTAACGATGTGCTTGGGTCCGTTGCATTTGCAACCGTCAGCGCGTTGTCGTCGTAGCTGTCGGTGAGCACGTCAAAAATACGCAAGAACTGATTGCCGGAGTCGTGATCCCCCGACCCTGACCCGCTCGCCAATGCTTCTTTAACAGATACGATCGCCATTACATATTCACCACTTCCGGGAGTTCCAGTTGTTCGACTGCGGAGGCCGTTCGCGTCGTTGCGTCTGTTGTGCGTTCTGCCTCGCTGGCGACTTTCGCAAATCCGTCTTTTGCAACCTGCTTGAGTTCTTGCAGAGTCTTTGATTGTGTTTTGTCTATGTTGCTCTGGCGATTAGATTCCGGTGGATTCTGCCGCACCATTCCAGCCCCCGGCTGTGGCAATTGCGCCGCCTTGCCTAGTGCGTTCCAGCGATCACGAGCCGCAAAGAACTCCTGTGTGCCTGCCTCGATTAGACTGGGGCCACTAAACGCCTGCTGGGCTTGCTCAAACTCCTTGCGAGCCGCTGCGATCTCGCGGCCGTAGACCTTCCATGAGATAGCGCCGAGATCTAGCAACCTATTGGCGTTGGCGATTCTATCCTCGAGTATCTCGTACGGCGTCCTAAGCGATTCAGCCAACGTGGCGCCTTCGTCCAGGATGCCTTGCCGTATTTTTTCTCTAGCCTCGTCGATCTTGGTGTCTAGATTGCCCATCACCAAGCCCCACGCCTCAGTAAACTTGCTGATGTCAACGCTTCCGTCTGGGTTGTTGAAACCCCCAGAGGCGTATAGCTCAAGGAGTTTCCTGGCGTCTGGATCCATACCACCAAAGCGGTTTTCGGTCTTCATGGCGGCAATGAAATCAGACGCTGCATTTGCGGCCGGTTCGAACGCATTGGTGGTTTCATTTACAATCGCGTTCAGCGCTTCTGTTTTGCTGGCCGCTTTGTCTGTCCCATCGGCAATAGCGTCAGTGGCTGTGGTCGCCTTGTCCTCGAGTTTGTCGTACCACGAGAACAGATTAACAAGCCACGAGATCTTTTCCGCATGCCCCGACCACGTCTCCCACTTGTCGGTCAGATACGACACCGCATCTGCAACCCAGCGCACGGTATGCGCCAGGCTCATCATCAGAACCCCCAGTTCATCGAGTAGAGGCGTTCCGATTGCAGACACCAACTCCAGGAACGCGGACTTCAACTGATGCCACCCCTTCGTGAATGGCGGAATCTGCTTGTCGGCCACCTCTTCAGTGATCCCACTTAGGTCGCGGGTGGCTTGTTCTGCCTCGCGCATCTTCTCCGACATTCCGACAAGTACCTGAACCGAATTAACACTTTTCTCTGAAAAGCCGAGCTGCATAAGCGTTTGTTTCTTGAGTTTGTCGCTCATTCCGTCAAGCCGCTTTTCGATGTCCTCAATGATGTCGGCAAAGTTGCGCATTTCTTCATTTGCGTCATGCACGGCTATGCCGTTGGCCTCCCACACCGCGGGGTTAATCATGCTCTTGGCTTGCAGTTCGCGCAGGACAATAGCCATTTGTGTGCCAGCGTCTGCCCCCTTTACCCCCTGGTCAGCAAACGCCGCAAGCATGCCGATACCTTCCTCAATGTCCTTCCCCAACCCCCGCAAGAGGGCTCCTGTTTTGTTTGTGAGCGCTTCCGAAAACTCTTGCGTTGTCGCATCCGCCAGCGTGTTCGCCGCGACAAGTGCGTCAGTCACCCGTACGAGGTTCTCGAGATTCTTGGCTGGATCCTTCGCCTTCATGCCCAGGGCACTCTGTGCGTCCGTTGCGAGAGAGGTAGCAGTGGCCAGATCAAACATTCCTGCCTGCGCAAACCTCGCAACAGCAGGCAACGCAGCAACTGACTGAGAAGCGTCAAGCCCAGCAGATGCAAGATAGTAGTAAGCCTCCGCTGTCTCGGTCGCTGAGAACTTTGTCTTAAAGGCTACGTCTCTCGCCGTCTCGGCCATGTCCTTGCGCATGGACGCAGACAGTTTCCCCATGATTGCAGTTGAACTCGCCATGGCCTGGTTAAACGCCTCGATCGGTCGGCCCACTCGCAGCGCGCCATACATCGCCCCCGCTGCCAGTGCCACCTTTGACATGGCACCAGCTAACGCAGACACACCAGAAGCCGACCCATTAACCTCGCCACGAAAACGCCGAACGCGATTGCCCGCTTGGTTCATCTTGGAATTGAACCCGGAACTATTCAGACCCAGCATCACGTTTAGTCGACCGATCGTTGCCATTTACTTGTCCGGTGGAAACATCTGCATAAAGCGAGCGTGTATCTCAGCCTGCGATTGCTCTTGCGTGTGTTCGGTTTCGACGTCCTCGTCTCTGCCGTCTGGATCGCACACAAACGCCCGAAGCCATTCGTAGGCTTGCTCTGGCGTGATCTTTTCGCCGTCGCACTGGAGCCAACCAAGCCACGCCAGCGCTCGCACTAGCTGGCCGTATCCGATTGGTCCCTCTACCTCCTCGAACGCTTGCCAAAATGTTACATCTTCTGCGGTAATTTGTCGCAGCACCTTGCCGGCGCTTGGCTGATTACAGGCTAACGCAAGGCGGCCATACAGCCTCAGCTCTGGCCGCTCTCGGAGTTTCCCACCATGTCCTCTAGGTCGGCATCGCTCCAGCCCATCAACTCGATTACACGGTCACCAATACGCCCGACAGGCGCAGCAGCCTTTTTGCGCAACAGGCGAATCGTCTCACGCGTGTCTTCTTTTGATGCTACGTTAAACAGCCGCTGACCATTCTCGTCACACGTAAAGTCAACCATAAGACGCTCGCGCAACTCGTCAAGGTTCATCTCACGGCGCTCAACCTTACGGCGACCCTTTTGCACACGACGTGTCTTCTGCTGCCGCTCGTATCGCTCTCGATCTTCGCCGCTAGGGGTCAATACATACACGCCAGCACCAGGGCCCATCCATTCGGGAGTAGGAACCCAGTTGTCTTGAAACCCGCGATCTTCAGCGGCAAGGATCTCGGCTCCGGTCAAGCACCGCCTGGTTGGGGCTTCATCGCTCACCGCTAAATCTTCCATTTCCGGAACTTGCTCACACGACATCAAACTTCTCCCTGATGCACTTTAGACGGTAGACCACACCGGCGCGCCGGTGACTTTGAATTTGACAGACTCAACCATCTTGTCGCCGAGCGAACCGCTGAACCCGCCAACCTCCTCGACGTTTGCCGGAATTGCCAGCGTATTCAGCGTGATTCCGGTATTCGTGAAGGTAAATGTCAGATCACCAGCCTCGCCAACAGACGGCCGCACGTTGTCCGTGTCGAAGTTGAGATCAAGCGTCACAGACTGACCATCGACCAGGCCGGACAAGAAATCACGGTAACCACCAGAGGTGCCCTGGTGGGTCACGTCGATCTGATCGGCCTTGTCTGGATCCTTTGACGGCTGCACCAATTGCGCAGTCAACGTGCCGCTATCATCACCAGCCCATGCAACACTAATACCTGTGGAAATAAGCGCGCCCATTCAAACTCTCCTACGAAAAAGTTGGAACGGTGGTCCTGTACTTGATCACCGCGTCTATCGAGATGTTGTAAGTGTGTGTATCGCTGCCATCCCGCGGCCAGTCGCTTTTGTCAATTGGGTTTGTAAGCGTCACCAAATCAATCGATGTTGCATTGCCACCCGTGCCAATGGTCGTCATTTGCATTGTGTGCAACTCTGCCCGCAAGGCGGCATAGATCGCTTCTGCGCCACTGTCAGTTGACGCCCATACGTCAAACTGTAGTCGGCACGTTGCCAGCCCTGACGCCGCCGCCTGGTGGTCTTCGTCTGAGCCACTCACACGGAAATATGTAATCGCAGGCAGCGCGGATCCCGTATTGCGACGACCGCGAAAAATACGAGCGGCAGGCACCAGTGTCGTGATTGCCGATTGCGCTGCCAGGTATTGGTGGAGTGCTGCCTTGAGGCTCATATTCCCTCCATCTCCACACCTTTCGCCATCTCCGTCGCCACCACTGACTGCGTGCTGTGTTGCGTCTCATCGTATGCAGGTCGGAGAAATGGATGCGGATCTGCCGGATGTGGCCCACCGTGCCCAAATTCGACCAAGTGTGCAATCTTCGCGGGAATGTGTTTCTTGCCGTCTGGGTCAATGTACGTAAATCTGTTGCCTGATCTCGCTCCAACAACCGTCAAAACCGTTGCGCCGTACGTGCGGCCACGTTGCCCCAAACTCTCCTCAAGGTATCCGTACCGCACCGGAACGTGCGTTTTCGCCGCGGCTATCACGAGGCGGCCAGCCTTCGTCAGCGCCCGTCGTCCATGCTTCTTCTGCATCTTCGTCGGCAAGATCGCGAACCTCTCGAGTAACTCTATATCACCAGTCAGTTTCATCATTCCATCTCAACCGCCTCAAATACCAGTTCGGTCGGTCGCGCTTCGGGTATTCGCCTAGGAGGTCCGACCAAATGAAAGACGCGGTCCCCAATCTTTAGCCTTGTCTTGCTCGTAATACCTGAACGATAGCGAATCTTGATCAGGTGCGTAGTTTGTGCTTGTACTTGTGCTGCCTGGGTAAACGTCAACGACTCACGGGGTATGATTGCAGCCGGTTCACTCGACACGACAGACGACCACGTTTCAGACGTAACGCCGTCCGTGTTTGTGGTTGTCGGATTCTCGATATCCACCCGACTTGTCAACTCACTCGCCAGCACCATCATTGTCCTCGTCGTCTCGCAGAATTTCACCAACGCCGGTGTGCTCGAGTCGCTCTGCAAACACTTGCGGCAGTGGGTAAATCTCACCCTCCAATAATCGCTTCCCAAACCGCGGTTGGATGGTCTTTCGCATCAATACCCTAAGTGTGTCGCTCATACGATCCCCTTGTATCCTTGGCCCGTCATAAGCCGTTCGACAACACCAGGAATTGGAACCAACCGGGCCGACTTAACGGACTCACGAAACGTGTACAAATCAGCAACCATCAGCAAGATCGCCTGCTTGATCTGGGCAGGCACTGCTGTCGCGGCGCCGTGCCCGCATGTGTACCGGACAACGACCGAATCAGCGTGGCCGCGGCAATCACTTGGCCATGTTTGGTTGTACGCCAGCCGGACAACCGCCCGCCCATGCTCGTCGCCCTGCTCCCACACGCTGGTGGATACGGTCTGTTCGTCGCCGTCGATGTCCGTGTATTTCACGCTCGAGACTGTATCGACCGGGTGTCGCTGCAACACACCGATGTCAGCGAACGAATCAAAGTATTGGTCGTATGTCGCTGTAACAAACTGCGTCCAGTACCTGTGCTGCAACGATTCTGTTGCCACGGTTATCAGTCGCGCTATCGTGGCATCCTCGCTCGAGCGCGTCTCGTTTAGGTGTGCCTTTGCGTCCTCAAGGGAGACAGGCTCACTTGTTGCCGCTGCTTGCAGCACTAGCTTTGCCACTGCTTTGCCTCCGTCGTCGCGGTTTCTGCTCGACGGCCACCCCGCGGCGTATCAAAGCCGTGGCGTCCCCGTCTGCTAGGTCGTGCAGCGCACCAGTGCGGAATGTTCTGCCGCCGCTGGTTCGCAGATCACGTAATATCCGCACACGCATTATGATGCTCCCGTACCTGCAACCGTTTAACGTTTGTGCCCTGTATCGGATAGTTCAATTGACCATAAAATACGAACTCAATATCCGGACATTCCGTTACTGCCGATTGCGTGAATGGTCGAATCAAGGACTCCGTGTGATGCCGTCGCTTTCGACCGTTGTTGACAGGTTCGTGGCCGTCAAAATAGTCCCCACCACACTTGCCCGTGTAGCCGTTCATGCCGACAAGATGCACAGACTTCGCGCCGTTATTGATCGCGTACTGCAAGCACAATAAACCCGATAGCCCGGCATTGTATCCGCCCCGCCCGAACTGATTGTAATTGCCTACGTACTCCAGAAATTCGTCGCAATGCTCCACGCCGCGATTCTTGAGCGCTTGCGGATCCCGTCTGAGCGTCAACAAACGACAGCCCAACTTTTGGGCATCCTTTGCGGCTTGGGCATATTGCACGCACGCCCGTTGATCGTTAAGCAGAAAGAAGTCGGGCCGGTCAGGCGGATCGAACAACGCCAACCCCTCATTCGTTGTCACGATTGGCGCGCCCGGATGCCGTGCCCTGGCATACGCAAGCATCTTCTCTGCGTCTGGCCCTGCCCCCAACACTATCCACGCGCGATCGTATCGCATCAGCGCATCCGCAATGTGCAAATCTACCGGGCTGTCGATGTCTGTTGCTCGTTCCTGCGGCATGACGTAGAGCCCGACATTTCCTGCCCAAAAGTCCTCAACAGGTGGTCGAAGCACGAAGATGGCGCCGTTGACGCGGTATCGCACGTCGCGATCCTGACGCCGCCGTCTCTGCTCCTCTGGTGTGTAATTGAGAATGGAGCCATCTCGGGCGAGAATGTAAGCATGGTCTTCCACTACACTCGCAATTGAGTCGTATGGATGCTGCAGCCGCACCACAGCCGCGTCAATATCCGCGCCGGTCGTTAGGGGTGACGTTGCCTGCAACACTACCACCTTGTCGGGCTGTGACTGTAGCGTGCCCAACGCGTGCTGTATCACCGGGATCGTCAACACGTCATCGGCAGCCAGGCTGGGCGGTCGCTTGATCACCTCAGCCCCATACTCCCTCGCAGCAGCAGCAATCTCCTTGTCTTCTGTCGACACGTACACAGCATCGACCTTTTCAGCAGCTAACGCAGCGCGAACCACCCAACCAATCAGCGGCACACCGCCGATCGGCTGGAGGTTCTTACGCGGTATGCCCTTAGACCCACCGCGTGCTGGGATAACTGCAACGGTCTGCATGTGATCAGATCCGGATGATTTCCTTGCAGCCTGCCTGGGCGGCCGTCTGGGGAGAATCTTTCGCTCGCGACAGAATGGCGATCACGGTGTAGTATCCGCCAACCGTTCCATCGCCAACCGTGGCCGTCAGGTCGAGATATCGCTTGCGCTTGGTCAGGTCGATCTCAAACTTAAAGATCTTGTCATCGTCCGTTGCCGCGGGCAGCGTCGATGTCGTTCCAACATGGTTGGCTGCAGTGCCCCAGGTGCCAGCCGTGACAGCGGCAACCGTACCCGACACATCACCCTCGAGCAGCGTCAACGCACTCATGGCGATGTCGGTAGCGCCGAGGATCAGGTAGATCTCGCAGTAATCGTACCCCAGCGTGTCAAGCTCAGCTACGGTCAGCGAAGCGTTGTCGACCAGCGCCCCCGGAGGCGTCAGGTTCATGATTTTGGTGTTTTGTCCGTGAATCACTTTAAGAACTCCTAATTGGAGGTTGTGGGTAAATACCCCGCAGCGGCCTTGACGGCCGCCACAGGGCGGGAGAAAGATCAGCTGGCAGGCGTCGAAAGCATGATCATGGCGCCTGGGTTACTCGTGTCGCCGACATCGTGGATGTTGATGTCGAACCGCTCGGTGCCCTTGATGCCAATCTGGTCGTACTCGAAATAGCGATCATTGGACAACGCGATTTGTACCCCTCGCCGTTGGCCAAACGTAGCCGCCATTGCAAGGTCACCAAAGTAACACAGCCCGTTCGTTGATGTCTGGGCGGTGAGCGTGCTGTTCATCGATTGCACGATCTCGACCGGATAGCCAAGGAATGACAAGCCCGGCCCCGCGCCGAGGTTGGCAGAGGTATTGCCGCCCGCTGCATCCTGCAATCGCATCATAGAGGCAGCCCAGCCCGCCTGGCTGATATACCACTTCGGGCGTATTCCTGGGAAACGCGGCAGCTTGCCAACCATCGACTCAAAGTCGGTCAGATCCAGCGTTGAGAACGCGGTATTAGCAGTTGCTGCCGTAACCACGGTGGCAGTTGCCGCCGCGCACTGCGTAATCAACCCGGAAATGCCGCCGTAGGTGCTCGTTCCTGTTCCGAGAAACCCACAAGCGTCTTCCTTGACGGCGAAGCCGTAAGCGATCTCGGTTGCGAGCATGTCGGCAATCGACACCACAGCATCCTGATCAATCTCGCTCGAGTACTTGACCAGCGCGGCCATTTTGCGAGCAGTCAACGTGACCTGATCGTGGGTGGGATCGCTTGCCGTGATCTCGGTATTTTCGCCGGGGAAATACACCGTGATTCCGGTCAAGCGCCGAGGCACGATATACGTATCACTCGCCATCGGGATCACGCGAGCGTTGCGACGAAAAACGCCGTACTCCTCGACCAGCCGAATGATCGACCTCTCAAACTCTTCGGGGACAAGATTTCCACCCTTGAGGTTGTCAGTCGTCGATTGTGCCGCGCGGATATGCTGATCGCACCACGCCTTAGCGCCGTCGTGACCCCACAGATTGGCGAGCAGCCACTGGCCCGACATATACGCCTCAGCCTCGTCGTCGAACGCCTTGAGCGGCCCGGCCGACTTAGCACGGGCAGGCACGACGATCTTGTTCGGCTCGGGATCCGCGGTATTGGCGCGAGAAGCAGCGAGCCGCTCCTCTTCGGCCTCTCGCCATTCAGCCCGCTTGAGATCCTGGCCAAGAACCTCGTAATCTTCCATGACCTGATCGAACTCTGCCTTTTCCTCGGGCGTCAGGTCGCGTTCTTCGGAATCTGCCAGGGCGTTGATTGCCGTGGCCTTGTCGTGCAGTTCACCGCGTTGCTCGCGGATTTGAATAGAACTGGGCATGTGTTTGCCTCCTGGGGTTATGTCACCCGGAGGAGGCAAAAAACAAACGGCACAATCCGCCGGGCGACTGAATGCTTTTCAGTCACGGCGCAGATCGTGCCGCTAAATAGCGAGACGGTATGCTTCGTCAGAGAGTTCGGGGGCAACTACCTAAATAGGTTGGTTGGCCGTCGTCCCTGGCTATTTTTCAAATGTTACGAATTACAATAACGTATTACCGACTATTTGTCAATACCTGCCAACTGCAGGGCACGCCGCGCCGACTCAATACGCTGCCGTGCGCTCGCGGGCTTAGGGGGTGCCGCAGTAGTCCCCAGCAGGGCAGTGGGTGCGTTTCGAAATCGCCCCATTGGGATCCTTGCGGCAACCGAGGCGGGGGCCTCCGTCACATTGTCCACCAGGCCAGCCTCGCGCGCCTCGGTCGCCGTGTACCATGTTTCGGCGGCCATTGCTGACTTAATCGTGTCTGCGTCCACGCCGTCCCGCCTGGTGTATGCAGCGACAATCGAGCCTGCCACTTGATCCAGCAAGTCAGCTTGCTCTCGCAGGTCGGCAGAGTTGCCGATTGCAAACGTCCACGGGTCGTGCACCATCAGCAGCGACGTATCCGCCATGTTGATTTCATCGCCAGCCATGGCAATCACCGAGGCAGCAGACGCGGCCAGCGCATCGACCTCTACCACAACGCGAGCCTGGTGGCGCAACAAAGCCTGATACATCGCGAACCCGTCAAACACATCCCCGCCCGGTGAGTTGATTCGCACCGTAAGGGTAGACGCATCAACCGCGTTCAATTCGTCAATGAACGCCTTGGCTCCAATGCCGTCGCCCCATCCGTTTTCACCAATCTCATCGTACAGCCAGACTTCTGCTTCGCCTAGATCCGCTCGAATATTCCACTTTGCGGCTTTCATGCTGCATTACCTTTCGGAAAAATATCCTTGACCATTGCCTCGACGCGGCCTGGCCATTCTTTCAACACGTCTTCAATAGCGTCGGCAAACCTAGGCGCCGAGGCTGTTCCTACAACTTGGTCGAGTATCTCGAGCGACCTTGCGCACCACGCCTCCGCTCGCTCAGCCTGCCCCCATGGAGTAAGTAAGTCTCGGACTTGCCGTGGCCATTGCACGCTATAGAATCTCTCCATGAACGCAATGAACCTGTCAGGCTTTCTCGCTTCCTGTCTAATCCGCTTGGCCTCCACGTCTGCGATGTAGTTAAGCTGTGCCCGAAACGCCTCCTTGTTCGCGTCCTGTGCCTGCCCGCCCGTGTTCGCATCTGGTGTCGGATCTGGATCGTTCGGCGCGTTGTCGCCGCCACCCTGCCCGATATTGAGGGGCACGAGGAACTCATCCCCACCATCAAACGCTGGAAGGTTCTCGCGTCGACGCGCCTCGTTGGGACACATCACGCGGTTATTAATTGCCACGGCGTAGGCATTCATGCGGGTTTCCAGGTCGCCCCTAAGCAATGCCGCTGTATTGTGCTCAAAGAACCTGCTGTCCTTGGCCTTTTCGCCATCAGTTAATAGTTTCTCCCGACACTCTGCGGCAATCTTCACAAGCCACCGCATTAGGGACGTGTTGAGGTAGTTGCGGTTTTGCTCCTCAATGTTCGAAAACGTCGCATCCTTCATGTCTCCGACTTTATGCGGAGGCAAGTTGAACCACGACGCAATCTCTCCACGCTGGAACTGCCTAGACTCCAACCACTGGCTATCTCGATTAGTGAACGACATCGGATTGAACTTGCTGCCCTGCTCAAGAATCGCGATACGCCCCACGTTATCGAGCCCCTCGTGTATCCTTTTCCAATCGGCTCGCAACCTCGCGTATGCTTTGTCGTCAAGAACCTCGGGGGTTTCTAGGGTTCCGCTTGGCCGTGCGTCGTTAGCAAAATACTTGTTAGCGTACTTCTCCTGCGACAGCCCAAGCCCCCATGAGTTGCGAGCCTTTTCGATGACGCTTACACCCCACAGGCCGTTCCATGAAATCCCCTTCAGGTGGAACACATTTGAATACCGTATTGCCCGATAACTCCCAAGGTCATCGTAGTCGTCGCCCTGTCTGGTCACTACCAACGGGCGCCCGTTGGTCAATATCTCCATGTGTGTGCGGTCTGGTAAGAGCGGCGTAAACGACACAGCGCGGCCTCGCTCATCTCGCTCAATCTCAGCCATTCCATTCCCCCACAGCAACGCATACACCATGAGGGTTTCCCAGAAATCCTGGGCTGATGCAAACTCATTGGCTCGCCACCTGACGAGGTTTTGCGTCACATGCGCTCGGTCTACTTCACGATCTTGCCCGTCGTCGCCAGTGCGTTTGTATCGATCTAACGGCAACTGTCCTACGTCACCGGCCAGCACATTCACCGCTTGCCAAATGGTTGAGTATGTCAACGACGAATCAGCCGTAACAGTCACGCCAGAATCAGACGCACCTCCGCGGATCCAATCAACAAACCACGATTCGGGCTGAGCCACGCCTGTGTTCTGCGGCCGCGGCATCCGTGTCCTTTTGCTCATAGCGATCTCAACCCCCGCCTAGTGTAGATGGAGCTAGTCTCCCCGGCTGCCACGGCGCGGCCAATCGCCATAACCATCGCTACAGCCAGGTCAATCTTTTCGGATGACTTTTCTTTGTCGAACTTGATATTGCCCGCTGGGTCCGTCCTGGTCACTACGTTAGACACGCACCACGCCAGGGGGCTGTGTCCATCGTGTCGCAAGCGATTATCTAACAGCAACTTGTTCGCCTGCTTAATTGGATCGTTCATGCTGATATAACCCTGACGGTGTTCTAGGACTTGCGTCTCCCGAAACTCGTCCTCCTCCACTAGCTTGGTAAACACATACCGGGCGTTGTGTGGGTCCATGTTGATTTCTTGAATGTCCCACTTCCACACGTCTCGCATTCTCCGCAACAACGCCCGCACTGAGTCATAGTCAACCGAGGCGCCTTCCGTCAGAAACAGTTGCCCCTGTTCTGCCCATGTCGTATACGGCACCTTCTTATCGCGTTGCCGCCCGATGGCGTTATCTCGCGGACACCAGCCGAACGGCATTACATCAAAATTTCCGTCGTCATCAGGGAACACGGCCACCACTGCGGTCAAGTCGTCTACGCTAGATAGGTCGGCACCGATCCAGCACTTGCGCCCCGCGTAGTCCTTGGCAAGCGCCCCCTTGTTGCTGTCCCATAATCCTACGGGCAGCCACGCCTGAGCAGACTCCACCCACTGGTTGCAATGTTTCCTGCGAAAGTTATTCTGTGCCGCGGGAGTCTCGCGTGCCTTGATGCACTTTCGCTCAAGATCGTCAACGAACACCGATACACCAAGGTTCGGGTTTGCCTTGCACCATGTGTCGGGGTCCGTCCAGTCGTCCTCATCGTCGAGCGTGTAGATAATGCCAAAGAACGAATCATCCTCAATGATCCCCTCGAGCACTTTGCTGGTGTACTGGCGAGTTTCCCAACAAATCGCCTCCGGGTTGCCACCTTCGCCTGCCGTAGTGATAGCCAGCAACAGCGACTGCCGCCTCGACCCGGTGGCGGTATCTAGTACGTCGTACAATTCGCGAGTCTTGTGTGCGTGCAACTCGTCAACAATAGCCCCGTGCATGTTGAGTCCGTCAAGGGTATCCGCATCAGCCCCCAACGGACGATACACATTGTCACCGTACAGCATGTTATCGCGCAAGATCGTCACCACTTCCTTGAGTGCCGACTTTCGCACCATCCGCTTGGCTTCCTCGTGGACGATCTTGGCTTGATCGCGCTTAGTAGCAGCCGTGAAAACCTCAGCCCCGCCTTCGTCGTCAAACACGAATAGCTTGAGCCCAATACCTGCCGCCTTAGTGCTTTTGCCGTTCTTGCGTGCCACCTCCTCATATGCAGTCTTGAACCGTCGATACCACCGTTGCCGATCCTCGCTCCACTTCATCCACCCGAAGATTGACCCGACAATGAAACACTGCCACGGCTCGAGGTGAACATTCTCCCCAGCCCACTCCCCCTTGCTGTGCTTGAGGCACTCGATAAACCGGATAGACGCTGACGCCTCGTCCTCGTCAAACTCTAGTCCCCGGTCGGCCCCGTGCTCTAGGTCGCGCACGTGCCTCTCTACAGCCAGCCGCACAAATCGACACGCCACGATTTCGCCAGACAGCACGCCATCAACATACGCATCGAACCGTACCATAGGCTCGGCGTTGCGCAAGTCGGGCTGTGCCGTCACAGTCGCCATCAGTTCATTCGGTCCTTCATCAACTTTAGCAGCGGATCCTGCTCACCATCTTTTGCGTTGGATATCGCCAACCCTGCTCGAGCCGATGGTGTCATACCGAACTCGCGAAGCAATTTCACGACACGATCCCACGCCTTATTCCGCACGCCCACCAGAGGGTTCTGTATCTCGTTGCCCTTGTCTGTTACACTCACGAACTTGTTGCCATCCGCGGCCTTCTCGTTGATTACTGCACCCGCCTCCAGGTAGTCGGCCATTGCATCGCACAGCAAGCCGAGCGCCACCGTGTCGAGCGCCGTCAACAGGTCCAACTCAGCCAGCCACGGGGCGAGGGCCTTCCAGTGTTTCGCCGCCGCCCCCTTGACCCATGCAGGCTTCTTGGCCTCACCGGTCGGTTGCGGTTCTGCCTTTCGTCGATCAGGCCGGTATGTCCCGCGTTTCTTCGCTGTCGCTGTCGGCGTTGGCGCCGGTCCTCTCTTGCCCACCCCCTAAACCTCCTAACCCCCCACCTCGAAAACCTGCCAAAACACGCGCGAGCG